GATGTTTCGCCGCCTGAAAAGATTTATGGATTCCTACATAATTAAAATCCTTGCCTGCGTTTTTATCTATTAGAATCCATATTTCCTCTTTCATTTAATTATGGTTATTGGTTGATAAAGGGGTTAGCAAGTTGTTATTGGATAATTAGGTATAAAGGGATAATTTGGATTTTGCGGATTTGTCGGACTTGGAATATTAAAAGGTGGCACAGTCCAATTATTTTGATGAACATAAATATGTATTTCTACTACTTGCTTTTTTGGCTCTTTCTTTGTTGTTTTCTTTTTCATATTTACTCTTTTAGGATTGATAAACAATCGTCTAAAATCCAATCACCATCCCGTAATTCTTCAGTGGAATATTGTTTCTTTCTTTTCTCTATCTTATCCACAAAACTCTCCCTTTGATTGGCGAGGGCGGTGGTGATGGCGGAGGAGATGAAATCTTTATTATCCTTTAAATAAAAATTAGATAGATGATGTGAACTAGCTACATCTTCTTGCATTGTCTCAAATTTTTTCTCAAACTCAACTTCCCATCCCTGCTTCACTTCTTTTAGTGGAGTAGAATCATGGCAGATACATTCACACTTAAAAGTAGCTATTCTTTCTGTAATTTTTGCACAATGTTCAAATTTATCAGGGTGGCAATTACCACATTCTACTGTTTTACCTACTTGCATAAAATTGTTTTGTTCTTTTGCCATTTTCTTTCCCAAGATGGGAGTTATTTATCACTTACTATTAAATCGTATAAATTACTCAGAGTTTTAATTGGGATTTTCTTGCCCTTCTTATCTTTAACACTGTTTAATATCTTGGAATTTTTTCCGCAATTACATTCATATAACCAATAGACTATCCAATCGTATTTATCATTTACCGCCATTTTAAGAGAATCAACTACTAATGTTTCATACTGACCGAAAGAAATGTAGTTAAAATCTGGGTCAAACTTTAGAAAAGCCTCGTTCAAATCATCTTCACATTTCTTAATATTTACTAATTTATTCATTAACTCTATAAACTTTTTCTTTTTTTCCATATAGATTAATTAACTAACTTGTGTCAATGGTTCTCCTAAGCCCACAAATCTATTACATTTATAATGATTGTACACAGGACTATAATAAACAGTGTAAAAATTATTTTATACATACACTTAGGGTCTCAGAGCCATTACGATACTTACAAAATTCGACCAACCAACCACATTTTTTCTAGCCACAACTGGCACAAACTTGGGTAGTTCAACACTTGGACGTTTAGTCCACTCCACCAATGCCTCCCTGTCCACTAACTCCTTGTAAGCTCTTTCATTCCTTGAATTAAGTGATTTCTCAAAAAGTTTCTTGTTCATATTTTTGTTTTTTTAATTAAAATAATTTAGGCTGACAATCGAAACAAATGTACTTGCGTTGGTGTTTCCCCGTTAAACTTTTATCTCTTTGAACCCCGCAAGTTATGCAGACTTTCAACACCCTTATCCCCGTTCTCCCTGCACTCGACTTATAACCAACATCACCAGCACGCAATCTGGAGAAGTTCTTTTTGTCTTTTTGTCGCTGTGTTCCATTGCTCATTTTCTTTTTTTAGACTAATAATTTCTACCTCAATTCTATCTCTTGTTGCCCAAAATTTCTCTACATTAAATCTCTTTACCATGCAGTCATCCGTAATCAAATCACATTTAACCATTATATCTTCAAGACATTTTACGAAGTTTGAACAGTCTGAGTTTGTGAAATTATTCTTCAGATAAAATCTATAATGTATTTCAACCCAACCATCAATATGCTTCTTTGGTAACAGATAGGATAGCTCTTTCTCAAAATCAGTATAAAATGACGACTTGAATCTCCGACCTCCACGCCACGCCTTGTTCACGCTCATGGGTCTAATATCAACAGAGAAGTTTATCATCAAAATGGGTCTCCAAACTTACAGACTTCATCAGGGTGATTAAGAATTTTCTCGACTATGTCAATCTGGCTAGGTGTTATGTACTCATTCTCTTCGATATAATCTAAAACGGATTGTAGGTATTCGTGATTACTCTCATATTCCACCCTTCCCACAGCCTCTTGCAACTGCCCAAAATACGACAAAGTGCGTTCTGCATATTTTCCCTTGTTCTCTTCTTTGAGATTTTGTTTCAACTGCAAGAAGTTTTTGTAGGCGGGATTAGACATAAATTTATTCTAAATTCTTTACACTTGACACAAGGTATTTAGTGTGAAAACCCTCCCCTTTTTTCGTCACGACGAAGCTACTACCAACATCAACACCAGCAGATTCAAGTGCTGTGACTGCGTTTTCAGAAGAAACAGACCATGTCTTCCTTGCAGAACCATCAGCAGTTTCAACCTTAACAGTCATTTGTAATACGATATATTTATCTCCGTCATTATTCTCTTTTTCAGCAGGAATAATTTCCAACACTTCTAAAACCTTTGCAGGTATATTTGTTTCAGGTTTAAATACAGGGGACAATTCTTGCTTTCTCTCTCTAAATGCTTTTGCTAATTCACTAAATTTTGATGACATATATTTATTTTATTTGTTGTTATTATTGTTTTTATTATTGTTTTTAATATTATTAATTTCCTCTAACCGATTCTCCACCTCCCCATCCGTCATCTTATCAATCACAGAACCCTCCTTGCGTTCAACCACAAATCTAAGACTATCAAGAAAAATTTTAAAATCATTTTTCTGTATCTTAAATTCTTGTGTACCGACCTTGAAAGCTCGAAGTTTTCCTGTTTTGATATGTTTTCTAATTGTGGCTGGATGACAACCTAAAAACTTAGCACAATCATCCACGTACAACCACTCATTCGTTATTTCATTGTTATTTTCTTCCATCATGTTTACATATTATACTACTGTTAATCACTGTCTACAACTAATTATGTGGATAACCGACCTATTCATTCTCCCTGTCATCCTCCTCTTCGACCTCCTCATTGAAATCAGGGTTGTCCTCTGTCTCATCAGGATCTCTAAAATTATAATCTGTCATACCACGTGGGTCTAAAAATATTCCCATATATTTATGAAAATCGCACTTTAACACTTTCCGACAAAAGTGCTTCCATGGTTAATGTCAAGTCTCGAAGCGACAACTTAAAACCTTCCTGTGTTCCCTCTAAAGAAATATCTTTGTTTAAATTTTCACTCCAATACAAATAATTATGATAAAGCACATTCATTGAGCGGCACAACTGCTCGTATCTTTCCAGTGAAAACTCCGTATTATCCTCACATGTGATTCGTGGGGCTTCCATCAATTCTAGCTTGGCTTCCAAGGGCAAGGCACTCTGAAAAACAGCCTGTCTTTGCTCACGCTTTGCCTGTATTGACTCCCGTAACTTACTTAATGCACTATTCTGCCCTTTTGTACTCTCTAATTCATTATTTTCCATGTTCAATGTTCATTTAGTTATTTTAATTATTTATGTGTCGCAAAAAATGCTTTCCTCTTATTCCTGCACTCTTTACACCTCTTTGGGTAACTCACTTCTTTAATCACACTGTGGTTAATCGGATTTTCTGACTGTTCTAAAAAACACTTGTTCAGAAATTCTTGTTCCCCCGCAGTAACTATAAATACTATCTTGCACTCCTTGCACTCAACTTCCATGTCCTTAAATTCGTTGTCCATTGTTATAGGTTAAATATATTAATACAATATATTATCCTATAACCGAATGTTCATGTCAACTTCATGACTTTTTGATGAGCTTATTTTTCACTTTTATCTTGTCTTCTATGTCCAGTGACCACATCGGACTGCACTTCTCGTGGTAGCTACAGTACTTACAAAGCCAGTTCGTCTTGTATTTTCCTTTGTCGAAAATAATCGGCTCTGGGAGCTTTAATAATTCAGGGTTTTCATTATCAATCGCTTCTGATAATGCGTCCAAAATGGGGAGCACAATCTCATTAATTATATTTCTATTGTACTTTACAGCCACGCCATTGATTGTACAATCGTCCTTAGAAATATACGCATAATATCCATCAACTTCATCTTGAAAAAGCTCCCTGCGTAACCACAAATACGTTTGTAACTGTATCTGATGTTGCCACTGTACGCCCATTTGCTCTTTTAACATGTACCAAAAACTATCGCTGTGCTGACTCTTCACTTCGAGCACACGCCTTTCGCCTTTATCATCTAAGAAAGTGCCATCATCACGCCCGACAAGTGTCAAACTTTTGTACTTGAAACGGTACTCTGTTTGCCTGTCGAGCATACGTTCGCCCATTGACTCAATGATAAAGTCCTCAAAGAAGTTTCCTGCCTTAAAAACACCCAGCACTCTAGGCTCAATCGTGCCTGTTGGCTTCTCGCCCATCATCTCGTAATAAACGCCACGCAAACACCTATAAAGACTTGAAACGTGCACCTCGCCTTTCTTGCTCTCGTAATACTCACTACTATCTTTAATCGTATTATCTGCGACTAATTTATCTTGCACCACACGCTGAAGGTTAAACTTACAATCATAGTCCAAAGTATTACTGTTGAACTGTGATTTTATAAAATTTTCAGCATTTTGGTACAAACGTATTTTGTTATTTTCCTGTTCCATTTTGTTTAATTAAATTTTGTAATAATCTTTTTACCGCAAGTTCTGGAGTTGAACCAATTCCTTTAGCCCCAGAATTTTCACCCCATTCTAAAAACTTTTCTTCTGCAATCCAACAGTTTAATTTGCCTTTATTTGTATCTCTAAAAAGGCTCTGAAAACCACCCCCACATAATTCTATAAGTTCTCCCAATGTCTTTTTATTTTCCATAATTTATAAATTCTCCATCCCCCCAATTAATTCTATTAATTCATCCACCTTCTCAATTATTTCATTTGCTTGCCCCGCTCTCTCTTCTTGACTGCCCGCTTCGTCCCCGTTCCATTCACCAGCAATTTCTTCCGCCCACTTCTTAATTCCCTTTAAATCCATTTCAGCATAAGCCAGAAACATTTCCTCCTTTGTTGCTTCTTCGTTGTTCAAATTCTTTAAATGATTTTCTGCAATCTTCTTAAAATTTGTTTTATTTTCCATATTTTTCCTTGTCTTTTAACTCCCCCACCTTGATAGCTTCTTTTTCCGCTTCCTCATTAAACTGTTTTTTATTTCTTTTCTCACATAACATATCTAATACTTCTGTCAATAAATTATCTGACAAAACAAAACCGTCTTCATGCCTAATACGCAACTCACGCATTAAATCGGTTAATGCCAAGTTATAACCAATATCTTCACTCTTTGCGACCAAATCACGCACTGTTGTTATTGTTGTATTTTTCATGTGTTTTTACACTAAGTTAATTATATCCTGCTCTTGTAATATATCCCCTAGCCCCCTTGTTCTCGCATTGACTGCGACCACGATGCTACCTGAACCATCATACACTCTCTGCTCACGCTCTATAAGCCGTTTTAAGCGGGGTATATTTGTAATATCACCCCAAACACACTTTGACTGCACAACTCTGCTCTCCGCACTGATAACGACCACATCAGCGGGGACATCAAGCTCTGTCTGCTCTTCAACTACCGCTTTAACCCAACCATTCTCTTTTTTCTTTTTATTGCTCTGCTCTAAACTAAGTAAAAATTGCTCTTCGTTTTTAGTCATACAACTAAATTATTCCGTTTTTCTCAAACTCTCCTAATAGCCCAAAACGATGTCCAAGCTCCGTGAAAAACGCCTGTGCTTCCGCTAATTCACTATAGCTCATGCTCTCCTCACTCGCTCTGCTCTGCCACTCAATAGCATAGTCCCTCGCCTCTTCTTTTGTATTTATTATTATATTTTTGTCCATAAATTTATTTATTATTCTTTTAATATACTTTTGCCCATTTCCGCACTCCAAGTATTCTCTCTCAATAAATACTCCATAATTTCTTTTTCATTCTTTGCTGGTGTATCGGTATAATTAAAATAGAAATGCACGGGTATTTTCTTTGCATAAACATAAGAAACAATTTGAAACGAGTTTTCAAATTTTGACTCTCTATACTCAAAATAATTCTCATACTCCCTTGCAAAGTCTGTATATTCCTCAATAAATTCTGTCGTGAAGTTATAGCACTTCATTGCTCTGCCAAACTTTAAATGGATATAATTATCTTCGCTACCATACCAATTTATCTCTTTTTTTGTTTTCATATCTTTTTATATTTTATTTGTTGATAGTACTTTTATTTCTCTAGCCCCATTCTGTGCCTCATAAAGAAAAGCCTGTGCTATTGCCGACTGCTCACCATAACCACTCCAACGGCTCTGCATATTTTCTGTGTCGCCATTCTCTCGCTTGACTTCAAAATTTATTAAATAGTTTTCCATATATATTTTATTTATTCTCAAACTCTAAAACAAAATCACTTATAATAGCCCTAGCTTGTTTCGCATTGACACAATCTCGCTCTCGCAAGGTGTCCCCGTTGCCATTGACGACATCAACGCCTCCACGCTCTTTAATATAACTAATTCTCAACTGTGTCCCGTCTTTACGCCATATATATTTATCCATAGAATTATAAATCGTAATTATATTGTAATTTTTTAACATTTTTCGCCCATTGTTTTGCATATTCCAACACATAATTCGGTATAACTACCCAGCTACAAGTTTTTTCAAACCAAAAATAATTTCCGTATTTTATTATTGACATAATATCCTCGTCCATTTTTGCCCTTACTCTTTTTGCTATTTTAGTTTTTCCATTATCTAAGAAATTGAAAAACTCTCCTGTGATATATTCTGTTTCCATAAATTTATTGTTTATGCTTTTAATGCTCCCACCTCACTGATAAATTCTCTCCGCTCTCATTCAAAGCCTCATAGATATATACCCTAGAATTATCTTTGTTGTCATTGACTTCAAAATACCTAGAATAGTCTGCACACGCCTTACTTGACTTCGTTTCACGCAATAGTGTTTTGCCTTTGTATGTCTGTATTGCAAAAGACCGCCAAAAATTAAAACCGCCCTTCATTCCATTATCATTACCAATGCTCGCATATTGCTCTGTTTTCAACTTCTTGCCCTGTTTTGCCCTTTCATAGCCCATAAGCAAGTAAATATATTTCTCGCCCTTGATTTCTTTTTTCATAGTGTTTTAACTAAAATAATCTTGCAACCATTTATAATTTTGTTTTATCTCATTAAACTTCAATCCAAGTGTATAACCGATTGATAGTATTACTTCCAAACGCCTATCTGTACCCCACGCACCGCATTTATAAATACCATTTTTCTCGTTCCAATAGCTTGCCTCTTTTTCAATAATAGGCACTAGCTCATTTTTGTATATCTCATAAACCTTGAAACCCACCCAACCATTTTTTGCACTATACTTGCACCCGACTATTATAATACGCCCCTCCTCCAATGCTTTTTGATATTGTTTTTTTAATGTCATACTACTCAATGCCCTCATATAGCTACCTCATAGACTTACAACCCAATGAGATAGCTGTATAAAGGTGTAAATTATTTATAATATTTTTAATCTGCAAACTCTGGCACAACTACAAATTCGCCATTATACCAACCAAAGACAAGCCCCCGACTTCTCAACTGCTCAATAAATTGTATTCTACTCATAAATTTATTTTGTTTTATTTCATTAAAGTTATTAAACCCGCTACAAACAAACAAACCGCAAAAGCGATTACCGCAAACAACTGCCTATTTTCTACACTCTTTTTTGAACGCTCAAAGCTCTCAAACTCGCATTGTCTACACTTATCGATACTACAATTATACTTAATCATATATTTATTCTCTTTTTTTTTTATAATATATCTCACGACCATTGATATACATAAATACTACCATACACCACATTAAAGTACAATGAAGCACATGTTAATAACTTATTGATTATATCCATATAATACGTTGCCCACCTAATTTGTTACATTCATTAGATTTATTGACAGTATAGTATATACATTGTATTGTAATGCTCGGCTATAATAGTTCTATCACCAAAATAAAAGAGAACGAACAGTGAACGATTGTTCACCTACATATAGTCTGTTAAGTGCTGTACAATGTACTGTAGAAATACTGTTTATATAAAAGTGTTAACCCCCCATCCAACACACTCTAAATAAATCTAACTACTAAAACCGCCCTACATTGTATGCATATGCTTTAGCATATACCTATATCTTATTATCTCTTGTCATTGCTTTACATACTTACTGGTATCTTTGGGGTTTTAAGTTAGTGGATGAGATTAACCCTCAAAAACGCTATATAAAAATTGAAGTTCAGATATAAAAAAAGACCTTAAAAGGCTTATAAAATAAAGATATTAAATAGAAATGCTGTGGTTAAACTTTGACAGCCGAAAAGATTATGAAATACAAGAGCCGAAACTCCCCTTTCTATTTTATTGTTTCTTAAAATACTTGTCAATTTCTAAAGTAGGTGTTTCCAATTTCTCCTTGTAGCTGTTCGTATTCTATGACAGTTTGAACACACTAATTCACATTGTTCAATCTCTTCCAAAGCGGCTTGTATTCTCCCCTGTTTAGCAAAATTACTAACTTCAGAGCCACGACCATTAACTTTACCACCTTCCTTGTGGTCATAATCCATACATACTGGTGGATAAAATTTACCACAATCTTTACACGGGCTATTTCTTTTTAACATTGTAATTTTATCACGCAATATTTCTACGTTTTTCTTACTTCTAACATAACGCCTTTTGTTCTGACAAGTCTTACATTGTCCATGTAACCCGTCTTTTGAAGAAAAGTTTTGATAAAAGCAATCTCTTAATTTAAATTCTCCACATTCACTACATTGTTTTTTGTTTATTTTGTCATCCATATGTATAAGTATATTCTTTTTATAATTTAATGTTAAGAGTACACTCCCCTCCCATTGTATTGTTTTAAGAACAAGATGTCAAATTAACAGGATTATACATATAAAAGACTTGACAATCTTTTTGTATTCATATAAACTTCATTTATGCTAGGAAAGAAGAAAGACAACTTCATAGTTGACGTAATAATCAAGCATGCAGCTGTCTTTCTTAGCAAAAAGACGTTAGACCGCAACCTATTTAGTTAGGAGCGGTCTTTTGTATTGTGTAAAGACAGACTGGTTGTAGGGTAGTGCCAGTATAAAAATACATCCTGCGGATAATTTATGGTGTTCTGTTGCCGAGGGTAGAACTAAGGTACACGGTGGAGAAATCCACCCTTTGAACAGGACATCATAATGAAAGCCATCTAAGCCCTTAAAGAAGGCGAGCACACGAAGACATTCGTTCAGATGGTATAAGTTGTCTCTACTTTTATTATTAACCTTGCAACTGATTTGTATTCACATAGCAATACATTCAAAGTGGGAGGACTATATCTAAGACATTATGGATTGGAATAAACTAAAAGAAGAAAGGTGCCCGATGTGTAGTGATTTTTTAAAGCATCGTGTTGCAAATAGGAAGACAAAGATAAGAGCAAGACATTACAGCGATATAAAAGATGATATGTATTTTTGTTTTAAGTGTGACTTCCAAATAAGCCAACACAAATTACTAAAGATAATTAAACAAGAGGGAATAAAACCCAAAACTTTCACAACTGGCTTGCTACAATTCTAACTTCATTGTAAAATCATAAATATATGCCACGCCCTAAAGGAAGTAAAAATAAAACGGCAGTTGATGAGCAATCAAGAAGAATTGATTTACTTGATTTAAAAGAGGAGATGCGACTGAAGTTCCTAGAAGAGCATCCGAACTTCGACAACACCAGAAAGAACATCGCCCTACCCGAAGTACCCGTAACCCCATTAAACGCCTCTGAGGTCCTTGTAGGGGCTATGAATAGGGTTATAGGAATATATAACGACATCGCTGCCTCTATTACTTCTGATGATATAAAGAAGATGAAACCAAATGAGAAGATTCTCGCTCTACAGAAACTATCCTACTTGCATGGAGCAACCAAGAAGATGAAGCCGACTTCCGTGAAGTTCCTACAGATAAATACAAATAATAAAAGTGCGGGGGAACTAGAGAGTGCTCTATTAGAACTTAATCGGGACGAGGAGGAACAAGACAATGCACAAGGATAAAATATATTTAGTTAAAATGGAGGTGAAGGCAAAGAACCTTAAAAAAGCCCTGACCACAAAAGGGAAGATTTTTTATGTAGAAGAATTGCCAGACTCAATGCAACCTGAGTTTATAACCCCATCAAAGATAATTGGCTTTCAAAAAACAAAGACAAAATGAACTACAAATTGATACAGACTTACTACCAGAGCCCAGAGTATCTAGAGAAACTCAAAACACGAGTAGAGAATTTACAGTTGTTGTCGGCTGACATCGTGAACCGCAAGCAAATGTTTGTGGATATGTATTCAAACGACTTTGAGGGATTCTGCGAGAACTTCCTCTTCCTGATTATCCCCGAATATGCCGATGCTATTAAACCCTTTTTCTTATTTGATTACCAGAAAGATATAATTAAGAAATTAAGAGAAAGTGAAGGAAGTGGGAAGGACGTTGAGTTGTTAATAGATAAACCACGAGGTATGGGTCTATCCTGGCTCTTAATCGCCTACTTCCTTTGGCGTTGGATGTTTCAACCAAACTGGACTGCCTTTGTACTTTCAAGAACAGAAGTAGAAGTTGATGATGGCACTAAGACACCGAACAACTCCTTGTTCTCAAAGTTTCGTTGGCTCATCCTACATCTACCTAAATGGACTCTACCAGAAGGTTTCAAGTTAAAAGAACAGGTTGGTAATGCGAATGACTCAACCTTGAAGATAATCAACCCTGAAATTAAGAGTGGTATCTTTGGGTCTTCCACAAACAGTAATGCTGGAAGGTCCCGCCGCTACTCTATAACTTTTGTCGACGAGTGTTTTGCGATTGACCGCTTTACGGAGGTCCACCGTTCTCTAACCTCTGTCTCTCGTGTACAGGTCTATGTCTCAACCACTAAAGCTAGTCGTGAGGCGAAGAACTTTATGCTCTCAATTAAGCCAGAGAACTATATCTCCCTTGAATGGAGGAACCATCCGTGGAAAGACGAAGAGTGGTATCAAGAACAAATCAAGAAGGCAGAATTTGACCCTGAAATAATGAAGGAGGTAGACAAGGGTTACTCTATCTCAGAGAAGTTACAATATTACCCAGAAGTTAAATATGCCAAGGTAGCTCGCATCCAATACAATCCACAACTCCCCCTCTATTGCGGTCTTGATTTTGGTAAAGGGGATTTGACAGTTATTATCTGGTTTCAATTTGATGGCAACCAAATAAATATTGTTGAGTGTTACTACAATTCAAATAAGGGGAAAGCCAGTTGGTATGCCCCCTTCCTGAATCCTGACTACCAAATACCACAAGGGGTTCAATACACACCTAAAGCCCTTGAGTTTATGAACATGGTTCGCAAGTGGCAGAAACCACAGGGCTTCTTCGGTGAGCTCGCCCACACAATCAAAAGCATGGCAGACAATACCTCTATTGCAGATACTATGGCAAGATGTGGAGTTCGCTTAATGTGGAATAACTATGCGGTAGAACACGAGCCACGCAGAATAGCCACAGCCCTCCTCCTTCCTAAGATGGTTTTTAATGAAGCATCAGACAACGTAATGAAACTATATGATGCAGTCGTGAACTCCCGATACTCTAGTAGTACCTCCACAAAGAATGGAGCAATGAAACCTGTACATGACGATGAGATTGCAGATTTTCGAGCGGCACTTGAAAACGGTTGCACGAATTTTGGTAGAATATTTAAACATCAAAGAAAAGAAAGTCAAGAAGGAGGTATAAATAAGGATGGCTTTGCAAATAAACTTATTTCATTCTTGAAGGTCTAAATTATTAGTGTTATAATGTATCTCATTAAAAGTTAATGAAGTTAAGAAAATAGAATATGCAATACACAAAAGAATTTGAGGGGAAGGAGGCAAGAGAAAAAATGTTAGCTGGGATGGAACGAGTTTTTAAAATGGTAGCACCAACATACGGTGGCAATGGTCGCAATGTTGTTTTTAATAAATGGAGTGGAACACCCGTCGCTTCAAACGATGGAGAAAATATCGCAGATAGAGTTATTCCTCAAGACGAGTCTGAACAGCAAGGAGCTAATTTGATAAAGCAGGTAGCACGAAATACCAATGCGATTCTAGAAGATGGTTCAACTGCAACCTATATTAATTCTTTTACTCTAGCTAAGAAGGGGCATGAGATGCTTGCTTCTGACCCACGCATTAGTCCTGTCAAACTACGAAAGGAGATGAAGGAGGCGGCGAAGAAAGTCTTAGAAGAAATTAAAAATTCAGTTATCCCGATTAATGATATTACAGACCTAGAAAAATTAGCCATCACTTCAGTTGAAGATGTTGAATATGGGAAGACAATTGCTAAAGCGATATATGATGCAGGCGATAATGGAATAGTCTATGTAAATGAGACAGACAAGGAAGGTATGACAGTTGAACAAGGAGAGGGGTATCAATTCCACGAAGGAATGATTACACCCTACCTGATTTCTAATATTGACCGAATGGAAACCAAACTAGAAGATGTGGCTGTCCTTCTAACCGAGGTACAACTTAATTTCCCAGACAACGATGTTCTTAAATTGGTTGATGGAATTGTTTCTTCTGGTACTAAGAATATTCTTATCATCTGTGACGAGCTCCACCCAAAATTAATTGAGTTTGCTTATAAGAACCGTTTCGCTGGTAAATTTAATATGTGTATTGTAAAGAAACCAATGGCAAAAGATGCCCTTGAAGATATTGCCTCCGTTCTTGGAGCAACTGCAATGACTCAAAATAAGGGATTAATTATTCCACGAATGGAATATCTAGGTAGGGCAAAAAAGATTGTGGTAACTCAAAAGACGACAACCATTTATGCAGACGAAAATATTATTCCAAAGACACAGAGTTATATTGAATCTCTAAACAAACAATTAGAAACCATTGAAGACGAAATCTCTAAATCTAAATTACAGGAAAGAATTGCTAAACTAACTGGTAAAGTATTTACTGTTAATATCGGAGCAACCACTGAAGCAGGGTTAAAACAGTTACGAGATAAAGCAGACGATGCGGTAAATTCTCTTAGAAAGGTTTGGAAAAATCGTGAAGACGGCGTGGTAGCAGGAGGAGGTTCCGCCCTCTATCACATAGGTACCCGCCTTTCAAAAGGTGAGAACCTAACGAACGGTGAAAAAGTTGTCTACGACTCTTGTAAGGCAACCATGCTTCAAATGCTTAAGAATGGAGGTGAAGAACCTGCCATGCTAGATAGAATCACCGATGAAGGTGGAGGATATAACGCTCTAACAATGGAATACACCCCCGATATGTTTGCAGCTGGAATTATTGATGCTACGAAGGTAATTTCTACCTCCTTCACTAATGCCGCCTCCTTTGGAGCCGACTTTGTGACCTACGAAAACCTCATCACAAACTATGAAGTTGACACTAAAGCTATATAAGATGTAAAATGAAGTCCTGATGAACCCCTATATTAGACGTTGGATAGAAAGAGTTTGTAAGAAGTATGGTCTTTCAGCCTTTTACCTTCCCAGAAAAGACGTTTATCTAATACACTACAAAGGTCGGGCATTGCAAGGTTTTAATTCAGAAGTTTTCTATCAAGTACCGCCCGATGCCCGTGAAAGACAGTTCACCCCATTAATGAAATTAGGATTGAATAATAATATTGACGAGAAAAATAGGGATAACCTCTATACGAAGAAAAAATTAGGCAAACTTATTTATCAATCTAACTAATTTATAATGGCAGACAAAAAAACTGATGAGAAAATAAACCTGGAAGCTATTCGTGGAAAATTGTCCGAGGAAGAAGCCCAAGTCTTATCTAAAACATACGAGGACTACTACAAGTTTAAGGCTTCTCGTGATGGTTGCACTAGCCAGTTTCAGGGAAAACAACTTGAAGATTTTTTGACTACCTCCCGTGAAATGTTTTGGAATAGTGTTGTTACTCCATCAAACGACCTTGCTGCCCTCGACCTCTCACTCACCATTGGTTTTATCCGCAAGGAAGTTTGGGACTTCGTTTCTCAATTAACTTCTCAGGACTTCAAGGCAAAAATAGACGGAGAAGGACTTGATGCTTTCGGAGTAAAAGTTCTGCAAGCTATCTATGACAAATGGCGTTTCAAATCAAATGATAAAGTTGAAAAGTTTTGGCAGATTCTCTATGGAGTTGTAAACGGAACCGTCTGTGAATACGTTGGCTACAACAATGCCAAGATTAAGCACCGATACTTGAAAGAATATGACAAGTCTACGGGTCAATACCGCATCGAAGAGAAAGAAGACTACTACTACAATGATGTCTGGACAGAAATTGCCCCTCTTGAAGACATCTACTTGAAGAAGACATGGGAGCGTGATGTGCAAAGACAAGGAAAATTGATTTGGCGAAACCAGATGTCTTGGAAGGACTTCCTTTTAGAGTTTAAGAATTTCGACAATGCTGAATATGTCTACCCTGGAAACCAGATAGCCGAAGACTCACTCTACTTTAGATTGCTTGCAGGTTCAGGAGTCACCTCCTACGACATGGTTGAGGTAATGAAAGAATATGATGTAATTGAAGATGAATATACTATCTGTGCAAACGGAGTTTGGTTAAACCCAGTTGGAAAAGGAGAAGACCAGAAAAGATCTCCGATGCCTTTCAACCACAAGAAGATGCCATTCGGTTGGACCATTTGGAAAGCGATTGATGAAAAATTTGCCTATGGAATGAGTAGTCCTTTTGAGTTGAAAGACTACCAGAAGATTCTAAATGTAGGAATGACGATGGGAGTCGAGGCTGAATTGCGAGCGATTGACCCTCCTACCCTATCTTCTGACTTTGAAGCTCCTGATTTCATCTTTGGACAACATAAAGTTATCCCCGTTAATGATGTGAACGCCTACAAACAGATGGAAACCAAGGAGGGTTCTGCCTCCTTCTATAATATGATTCAATCCTTACAGGGAATTATGTCTGCTCAAGCTCAAGGTGGAACACAATCTATCGGACCTTCCAAGCAACCAAAATCTTCTCGTGAGGTCATGCAGATGCAGTTAATTAAACAACAAGCTCTCGGAAATTCCCTCCTGATGTACTACGATATGCTCCGTCAGGAAATGCTTCTAGTTTTAAAAACCGCTTTGCAATTCTACCCAACTAATAAAATGGCAGACAGCAATGACCGTATTGTTCGAGCTATTAAAATCCCAAATACTTCTCTGATGGGTGGTGGAATGGGAGCTTTGCAAGTTCGCTTAGTTAAAAGTAAACAGCAAGACTTGATTACCTTCTTTGAAGCAATAGAGGAGTCAATCAAGAACGGTAGAATGACCGAAATCATAGAAGCTCCGATTGATGTTATTCGTGAATTAGAATTTATGATTCATGAGATTAAGATTGCCCCTGCTCAAACTTCAGAGATGGAAAGAGCAACCTGGATGGAACAAGTATTTATGCCAGCTATTCAGAACTTCGTACAAGCTGGAATCGTTGACCCTTCAAAGCTATATCTAAGATGGCTTGAGAAGATGGGAGAACATCCTGCTGACCTAACTTCAGACAAAATAATGCCACAACTAATGGCACAATGGGGACAAGAAATGAACTTCCCAATGCCTGACCCAAATGGTAAAAATAAACAGACAGGGGGAGAAGTAGGAGCTCAGACTTCAAATGTACTCCAGCAAAATACGGGGGTACAAAATGGTGGCAATAATCAAAACGGTGGGGCTGGTTCTTTATTACAAAAATAGTTAAACATACATGAACATCAAACAGAAAATAATTAAGTGGTTAGGCGGGGAGAAAAAGTTAGACTTAGAAGAAGTGTATTTAAATAACCAGCACTTCTTTGAATTGAGACTCCTTAAAGACTTCGTTGGTTATATCCCTAAAGACGTTTCAGAACCAACCCTTAATATCTTTAAAGACCACGGAGAAGCAATGGAAAGATGGACACTCTGGCAATCGTGGTATATCAATGGTCGCTATATCAACGACCCAAAACATATTGAATTTAGCCACGGGATGATGGTCTATCTGAAGATGTTAAATACGATGGCAAAACTGCAGAAGAAAAATTTTCAACCTGCTGTAAGGCAGGTGCAAAATGAGGAAGTGGTCGCATCCTCCTTTATTGATAAAGCATTAGAAGGACTAAAAGAATTTCAAGATGGCAACACTAAAAATAATCAAACCAATCAAGGGTCCCAAGGCACAGAAAATGCCGAAGTTTAAGGTGGTTACCCCAGGTAAAAGTACAATAAAAGGAAAAGCCTTTACCTTCCACGCTGCTAACTTCAAGGTAAAGAAAAGTAAGTAGCTTGACATTAAAATCAGTTCATAAGATAATGTGTTTGTGAAGTTTAGGTGAAGTGAAAAAGGTGCCGCCTACCTAAGGGCGTAAAACATTAAAATATCGGGCGTGTCAATCGTGGTCGCCGCACGGAGAACAAAAGCAATGGATACTAAACAGCTTGTAGATAAGTTTATTAATGGTGAAATTTCTGAAACCGAATTTGATGCAGAAACCGCTAAGTTATCCCCTGAAGATAAAGTTAAACTCGACAATGAGGCAAAGACTAAACTGCCTGACGCTGTTGAGAAATTAAAAGGTGTAAGAAGAGGAATTGATAAAATTGCCGATACTCATAAAGCCGATGATGCCTCGCTTGCTGCTAAACTTAAACAGGAGAACTTAGTCTCAGCTAAAACTAAATTTTTTAACGATTTCGGGATTGAGAAGGAAGAAGACCGCAAAGCCTTTGAGGAAGGTTTCCAAACAGAAAGCATAAACGTGGAAAATATCATGAAAGATATGAAGACCCGTTATGTCGCTATGAACCCAGACAAGTACCTTAACCTTGAAAAAGAACTCAAAAATCGTGAGAAAAATGCTGAAGAATACAATGCAGAGAATGCTGGTGGAGGAAATGGTAGTGGAGCAGGTGGTGACAACTTAACAAAAGTTTCCAAGGAGGTGAAAGAGCATATTGCCAATACCTTGAAACTTACTGGTAGAACAATCTCTCCTGAGCAAGCTGAAAGAGCCCTCAAGATTAAGAACCAGAGAGGTCACATCGCTTAACCCTAAAAACCAATAGTAGTAAGTTTATCTATAAGCTGTTAAGAAGTCATATCCATTGACTACATTAACAGCTTATTTTTAATATAAAAATGATTAAGCCACAGAAAGAAGCAATTGATGCTTTTGTTATACAAAATTGTATTTTGTCTAACAGCATCACAGTAAAAGTTGGAGATGCCATGATAATCAACTCAGCAGCTCCTCAATTTGTTACAGTAAACGGTATAAACACGACAGGTGCAATTCTAGGAACAGTTATTGCTATTAACGGAAGTCCAACTGGAGGAAATCCTTTCCCTCAAGTTAACTCCATCACAACCGCTGCAAACAACCAAACAGTCGGATTAATCTCAGTTGACATCATGCCTTCTCAAACTCCAATGACATACATTGCAGACCTTGATGCTGTTGCAGGTACAACTTCAGGTTCAAACTACTTCGGTTATTTCGCTATGCTTTCAGGAACAGCAGGTCAATTACATGAATCCTCTTTCTCAGCTTCTACACCTAAGCAATTCTTGTCTTACGGAGTAAACCCAGGAAACAGCTCTCAAGTAATCGGAACATTCTCAACTGTAGCCAAGAGTTAAGTATAACGATGACGGAGGAAACTAAACGTAAAATATCTTGTACTTTGAAAGCCAGAGGAATTAGACCTAAAAATCCAATGGATTGGACAGGCATTAAAAAATATCCAAACGGTAATTCTTCACCTCTTAAAGGAAAAACTAGACCACCTGAAATTGGGAAAAAGATTTCTGAGAAAAGAAAAGGACATTTAGTCTCACAAGAAACTAGAAATAAAATTAGTTCTAATTTAATGGGTAGATTCCAAGGAAAAGAAAGTCCGAATTGGATTGAAGATAGGTCAAACAAAATAGTATAATGGTTTCAGTTATTAGTTATAAATAACGTATAAATGAAATATATAGACTTTTTGGGCAAATTCAAGGACTTCCCTAATTATTAGAAGAAACAGAAGTGACTTTAAGTCTATCGAGTTTAGAAAGAAAGTTTTTACAAGAGATAACTTCAAATGTTTAATAAATAATTCTGAATGTAAGGGTGGAATTGAAGCACATCACATTAAAAGTTATCGTGACTATGTCGAGTTACGATACGAAGTTAATAATGGCATTACTTTGTGTCATGCTCATCACCCTAGAAGGTGGAGCGAAGAGAAACGACTAGAGGAGTATTTTACAAATCTAGTGTCAGTATCACAATAGGTCAAAATTTTTAACGGATATTTGTCACAGGGGTCATTAGATGTTTTCCTCACGAACGTGATGGGAGATATTGAAACAGTTACAGACCAATCTCGTGTCGCCCTCAAGGCTTTGATGGACTACTCAATGATTGGAACAGACAGTAAGGTTGGTGCAATTTATACCAATGTTGGTTCTTCAACTGAATCAGGTGGTAGAGCTGTTTACCGACACACTGGTACTACTGCATTACAAGGACCTCTAGGAACTCGTGGTTCCAAAGATTTGTATGCTGATGCTACCTACATCCGAACATGGATGACTGCTATCTACAACCCTGATATGGAATTAGCCAATCAGCTAGTAGAATCAGAGGAATTGCTTATGAAGCAGGAAGTAAAATACAAGCAATATCTTAACTCAACTGCAAAGTTGTACGAGAAATTTGCTCGTCAGAACATTCTTGATTTGTTTGAATTGTTCAACTTTCAATTCTCAGCTCCTACTGCTTACCCAAACCCTCTTTTCTTCGCAAAAGGAACTCAAGGGTTAGATGGTAACTTTACTGCTTTGAACGAAAGATTAATCTCAACCCAGCATGCACGAGCCGATGGTGGAACAACCATCTCAAACGCTGTTAACACTTCAGGTAACGCAGCTCCTTTCTCCGTAACTGCATACAACGCAGCCTTAGAACAAGGTGGTGCCCTAGTTGATGATGTTGGAGAGCCTATGCCTCTATTCGGAGGTTTGAAAGACATCTTCATCGTTAACCAAAATGGTCAGGTTGCGACTGTTAAGACTTTAAACGAGTCTCAATGGCAACCTAAAACTGGTAACAACGATATTAACGTCTATCAGGGTTCATTTGAAAGAATTGTTACTTCCCCATACTTCGGAACTTCTTATTACACTCCTTCTGTTACTAACTCAACCGCTTGGACAGTACTAGACCGTTCAAATCTTGACCCTGAAGTTGGTACTGGTTTGGTTCGTGTTGAATTTCAACCTATGGATGCTCGTGTTGACAGAGTACCCGAAAAGGATTCTATCGCCTTCAAAATGAAGGAAGAATACGCATACGGATGGTTGGATTTCCGAAATTTCATCGGTTCTAACGGTTCAGGATTAACATACTCTTCCTAGTTTAAAGCTATTTCACCTCCTGGTTTGTCAAAAATCGGGAGGTCGGAAATAGGCTATCGCCATTATCAATTTAAACTAAAAAACGTATGGTCAATTTTTCTACAGGAACAAACTTCGGAGACGGAGTAGCTCCAATCGAACACTGGCAGACAAACGACAACGGTGAATGGATTCTATCTCGCTGTACTCAAGCAAACATTCCTTCGGGAGTTGCTGGTTATGCAGTCGGTGGAATACTTGAAACTTCTGATACTGGAAAACTATATTCCAACATCGGCAGTGCCACCTCTTGTCTCTTTGTTCTCCAAACAATCACTCAAAATCTAGCTGGTGTTGCAATCAACTCTTCTGCTACTGCTACCCCCGCTCAGATTTTATCTGGTCTTATCACCTCAACCTCCGCAGCCGCTACAAACATTACGACTCCTACTGCTACCGCTATCGCTGCCTTAATCCCAGGAACCAAGCAAGGTACATCAGTATGTTTCTATGTTGATAACTCCGCAGGGGCAAACACCGTAACGATAGTTCTTGATGGAAGTATCACAGCTCCAGTTGGTGCAATTACAGGAGGTAACAACCTAGCTGTTACTACAACTAACAAGGTTGGTTACTTCGAGTTATACTTTACCAGTCTGACTACTGCCGTAATTTTTAGAGCTTTCTAACTAAAATAAAAACTATGAAATATATAACAAGCACGACAGGTTCTAAAATCACTTTCAACATAAATGCAAACAGAAAAATCGTAATTGATACGATTGTTCCCGTTCAAGTTGAAGATTCTGAATTTGTCCTACTCGATTCCCGTTTAGGTTCAGCATTAAAATTAGTTGACATCAATGCTCCTGCTAAAATGAACAAAATTGATAAAAAGGAGGAGGAAGATGATGAAGACACTGATTCAACTCTTAAAAAAGGAGAAGAAAATACTGAGGCTAAATTTAGTGAAGAAGATACCGAAGAAGATACTCTTTAGGCTTCTACTCTGCCCTATGTGTTTGAAGGGTGGGGCTAGAATCCTAAAACTATTACAAGTTTAACTACAAAATACTATGTCAAGAATTATCCAAGCTCCACATATTGCATTAAGTGCCGCAGCAGCCAATGTAGCTGGTGCCGCTCTTGATGTAAGAGGTTATAAAAATATAACTCTTGCTGTTTACACTACGGGCTCAACCACAGCGACAATTAAGTTTGCTGTTTCTAACGCACTCACAGTTCCAACTTTTAGTTCGGCTGCAAGTGCAACAAATCTTTATGACTATGTTCAAATTACTCCAGTTAATAGTCAATTAACAGCAGACCATCTAGCTGGTTCTACTGGTATTGCTTTAACAGGAACAGATATAGTAAAAATGTATACTGTTGATTCTTCTAATAACTCTTGTTCTTTCCGATGGATTTGTCCTATCGTTTCAGGCTACTCAGCTGGTTCAATCAATGTCGCTATAACTGGTTCTTCTGACGAAAGTCGTTAATTTAATTAATTTAATATAAAAATATTATGTCAGAACAAACTACAACAGAACAAATTGATGGCGATATTAAATAAATTTAGCACACCGATAGTTGCAGGAGGAGAAATAAGTAATAGAACAAATCCTGGAATGATACAAAATCAACCAATGTCAAAAGATGAATTACAAAGTAAAATACCTGGACTTTTCGGAGGTAATGTTAATCAATAGTTTTGATACCATTTATGAAACAAGCAACAAACCAGATTAAAACAATAACATATATCATGACTACAATATACCACATTAAAATTAAAAATACAATACTATGGTAGAGATATTTCAACCAAGTGAAGCAGGCGTAACCACAATCAATGGACTTGATGGCGATATTACCCTCGCCGCAGGAACAAACATAACTCTCGTACCAAAAATAGAAAAATAGACGATTATACTTTACAAATAACAACCCAACCACCAGCACCAGAACCAATCGTGCAAACTTATGATAGAGGATTTATAGAACAACAAGTGAAATAAATGAAAATATTGGAACTGCACAAGCGACAATAAATCAAGGACAGGCGGAATTATCGATGATAGAAGCATTATAAATAACATTATTAACATGGAACAAGACATAGACATAGGAAAATTAACAGATAGAGAACTTTTGGTAAAAATTGCCACTACTTCTACTTTGAATTTTGCCGAAGTGCGTAAAGATATTAAGGAATTAAAAGATGGAACGACTGCTAAAATTTCCGACCACGAGGAAAGAATACGCAAAGTAGAAAATGACTTTCTCGGAAAAAAAGAACATGAAAAGATACACGTAGTTCTTGAAAAATTTGTAGAGGGATTAAATACAAAAATAAACTACGTCTACGCTTTCTCGGCTGGGGTTGCTGGACTCGCTTCATTGTTAATGTGGATTTTTGAGAATAAAAAATAATATGAAATACAAATTAGGTGCAATTATAGACGAAAATAGAACAGTAGAAAAGGAATATGTGGTTAGTGCCACAGTTCTCCCGCCTTTTGTTTTAACAGACATTTCTCATTTACCAGTTTTAAATCAAGGACAGCAACCTGCTTGCGTGGG